CCGACGACTTCAAACATTGTGCAGACCTGCCTCAATGTATCGGCGAAGAAGTTCGGACACGGTCACATCTTCACGCTTGGCTTGACGCTCAATGACTGTCTTGAGTTCTTTGTCAAGTCTGATTGTGATGGTTGGATATTGCAGTGTCATTTGCCCATCACCCTTCGAACTACTGAGCAGATCGCTATCTCTGCTGCAAACTTTGTTCGGTAATCACAGACGGTGCCAGTTTGGTTATTGACAACTCTCCAATACTTGCCTGATTCCGTGACCACTCGTGTGATTGGGAACATTGAAAGATCTTTTGATTCCAAGATCAACTGGTTGATAACACTGTGTTGCTTTTGCATAACTACCTCCTTAGGTATGTAAGACAATCTAACCACTCTGTAAGACAAATGCAACTATCTTTTCAAAGATTTTTTAAGCCTTATCCAGTAAGGGTTCTAGCCGATGCCTAGTTCCTTGACCACACGGTCCATGCCATCTAGGTATTCTTTGGCGATCTCGTTCTTGCGTTTGCGCACGGTCGGCCAGAAGAAGTAGCCGGACTGACCTCGATGCCTCAAGAACTGTCTTGTGGTTCGTGTTGCACCGCCACCGAACTCGGCACCGAAGAACACATCTGACCGAGTCACCTTCGTCTTGCGTCGACTGTTCGGACGCGACTTTGATACGAATGATTCGTTGCCACGAAGTTTTATTGTTGGGATGCGGTCATTGCTTGCGCGTAATCCTTTGGCAACCTGTATTGCTTGACTGGCTCGACTCACCGTACCTGCCTCAACTCGAACCCTGTCTTGCAGATCTTTGGCGATTACATAAGCAACCTTGCGCATCTCTTTGTTGAACTCTGGACTTGATTGCGAGAACTTGCGCAACATCTCAAACAAGTCCTTGACGACAACCGTGTTGCCTGCGACAGCTGCGGTGCCGGCACGACCAAGAGTTCCACCTGTATCGCCTGGCAGATTCGGGAATGCTGAGAAGGCCATGACTAGATCCTTTGGTTCGGGTTCATCTTGACACTCTTCCAGCGCAGATAGCCGAGCATCGTATAGAGCATTCTAGGTGACTCTTGTAGAAGTAGATGTGGTGCGATGTGTGTCTCGCAAGCGAGGTATGCGATCAGCCAGTGGGCTGAGGATTCTCCAAAGGGACGATCACCGCAGATTCGGTTCCAACCTCCACACTCTCAACTGTCTCCACCCATTCTTCAAACTTCATCGCGGTCTTCTTCGTGCGCTTCTCCGCGTGCCAAGCCAACCATGCGAGGTCGGTGAGGCGTAGTTCTGTTTGGAAGTTTGCGACCGAACGATTCTTCTCGCCTTCAAAGGCGATGAAGTCGGCGAACTGTGCAGTCACTTTCGTGGTGACAGAGTCGAGCGTTGTTACTTCTAGATTGATTTTCATTCTTACCTCCTGATTGTTTTATTAAGAACTATGCGGTTGCTTTTGTGATCGTTCCGCTGATCGGCCAAGTGACATCGGCTGTGTTCAATTCACCGACAGCACCGTTGACTGGGCTGAACTCTGTGCAAAGTACAGAGAAGGTGTAGTGAGGTGAAGCGGTTCCTGCTGCTGCTGTGCCTGCTGGTTTCACAATCATTGTGACAGCGGTTGATCCGATCAATGGCATGATGAGTCCGTCAATGGCGTTGTAGTCGTTGTGCAACGAGAGTGTCACCGAGTTGTCAATCAATCCTGAGACGCGAGTTACTGCACCACCTGAACCGAAGTTTGTTGTTGGTACTTCGGCAGCCGAAGTTGACAGAGTTACTGCTGCAACGCTTGATGTGATATCGGTACCGTTCAGAATTACGTTTGAGTTTGTGAGAACTAACTTTGCCATGATTATTGATCTCCTGCCGTGTCGGCTTTCGAGGTTGATTTATCCGCTACCGGAACAATGCGACCCGATTGCAGTAGAGAGTCTAGATGATCAACATCTGCGCCATCAATAGTGGCTGGATATTGTTTGTCTAAGACCGTGAAGCCTTCAACCACCTGGAACTTTGCCATAGGTTAAGCGTACACCACGACACGAAAGTCAACCGTCAAATAGGTTGTGTCGTTCGCGTCGACTGTTGAGATGTTGCTGGCTTCTTCAACGATTAGGGTTTGGGCGTATCCGCCTAGTGATGTGTCGGCTTCGATTGCTGCACGAATCCCGCTGTCATAAGACAGGTAAGTGTCCATCAGGTTCTGTGCTGTGCGCTCAGCTGCACGACCAACAATGACACTGACCGTGAATACATGTGTGACCAGACCTGCCCGCATCGCACCGTGATAGGTGATCGACTCTAAGGTCGGCCATGCGATACCGCCGAGCGACGGGTTGACCTGGTCTGGTTGCTGTGCGAATGCGCGAAGGTTTGCGATTGTGGCAAGACGGGTCTGTAAACCTGTTTTGAGTTCGGTGACTGTTGCGGTCATGCGAACATTCGCATTCGGCGATATGGCTCGACAAGTTGTGCGACGTCTGGATCGAGTGCGCGTGTCACTCGTATCGCACCCAAGTCTCCGAAGCCGGCAACGCCGAGCGGTGAATCGTAACGCTTAAAGATTCTTGAAGCTTGAATGATCACGGCTTGTGTGATCGGTTCAGGTACAGATGGCCAACCGTAAACGGCGGTGAGTTGCACTAATGCTTCAAGTCCGAAGTTTGCGTTCAAGGTCGGGAACAGATAGTCGCCGACTGCGCGGATGCGTGTGTAAGGAACTGTTAGTCCGTCCAAGATTCCGTTGACTGGTTCTAGTTGCCAATCGCTTGGAGTCCAAGTGACGTCGAAGTTGCCGTCTGCGTTGGTTTGTGTTTTGAGTGTGATCGCAGTCCCAGCGATGTCATCGATCTCGCACACGAATGAATCTGCTGCGGTGAACACTCGTGTCGTTGCCGAGCCGTACTGCCAGAACTGTCGGTTCGCATAACCGTCAATGAGCCGTGACGCCGCACCGGCACAGTTGTCTATTAGGTCGTCGTCTTGTGTGTCGGCTGTGCCGATACGAAGAGCAGCCTTGATCTGGTTGCGTGTGGCATAGCCGTTCGTGATTGCCATAGGTTCCTATCCTACTCAACAACCAACAACTCAAGTGATGGCTGAAGTTTGAAGAATCTTACTCCATACAACTCACGCAACTTATTCACGACGATCGGAAACCATTGACTCCAGCCTTCAGGATTGATTGCTTTGCGATCTCCGTAGTTGCCGAAGTTACTTATCCCACCTATCGACCCATTGTCAACGCCGACCAAGTTGATTTGTGATGCACCCATGTAGCAGGCGAGGTGCATTGCGATGTGTGCCGAAGTGCCACCAATAACCAACACATCTGGGTCGGTTGGCCATCCGATGTCAGGTCGCCAGAATGGTGCGTGTGGTCGGAAGGTGATGTGATTACCTGAACCGACATGTGTCGCGGTCATGTCTGATGCTTCCAAGTCCATGTCTGGAGTGACGAATATGCAGTCAGGATTCTCGTCTATTCGTTTGGCGGTGATCGGATTGGCTTTGCAATAATTTGACGCCGAATAGAACTTGTCGATACCAAACCAGAACCCGACATCGTTGATCGACACGACAACCTTGTCATCAAAGAACTGTGGTGTCACCCAATCCATACTTGGACCAGAACCACACACCCAAATAGGTTCACCGCTGTGACGGTCTTTCAAGTCTTGGAGAATCATTCAGTCAACTTCGGCGGCCAGTCCTCACCAGGAATCACTCGACCAGATTCCAACAGTCTACGAAAGTTGAACATTTCTTGTTCGGCTTGGTCGTCTCTTTGTGCGGTCAGTGCATCATCGTGTCGAACCCAAGTCCACACCGAACGCGAATCAAACGACACGTCAACATTGTGTGAACGCATCTCGCACCAATGAATCCAATCAACATACTTGTGTGACCGGTAAGGAATCTTCAACCAAGTCTTGCGACGAATAACCGCAAGCCCTGGCATACCGTTGTTTTGTAAATTGAGCAGATTCTTATATTGCTCAGGTGTGCCGTAACACAACCCGCCATCCCACCGACCACGCACATTCACCGCGTCACCTTGAAGAACTAGACCATCAAAGAAGTTTGGGTCCATCGTGTCATCGACTGGCAGATGTGTACACCACTCGGCTGTCGCTTCACGCACACCCACGTTCACACACGGCCAGATGCGATCATCCCAATATGAGACAACCTTCCACCAGTCAGGCACATCAACTCTGGCAGTCGTCACCAGAATCACCTCTTGTGGTTTGACCGTCAACGATTCAACAGAAGCAATGAACGCTGCACCGAACCGATCCCAATAGTTC